GTCGATCTATTGCTTAAGGCAGGTTACGGGGATTTCAGCAACGATCTTGCTAAACTAGAGCCTATGAGATGCAAGATGTGTGGCGCATGGGCGTTCACCGAAACATGCAGAACATGTGAGGTTGATCCAGATGCCAACTTATGAGTTTGAGTGCGATAACGAGAACTGTGAGTCCAATGCTCGAATAGAACAATGGATGAGTATCAATGAACCTCACGACTTAGAATGCCCATTCTGCCATTCATCGATGCACAAGGTTTACAGCTCTGTAGGGGTATCGTTTAAGGGATCAGGGTTCTATAGTACGGATAATCGATAATGCGACACGCCGCTCTGAACAGGACTTTTACAAATGGACTTGACTCGTCTGGTACTCTCAGGGCTAGAGCCCCTAAAGGGCTCACACCGAGCCGCTTGCGGATCGCTCGGGGGGTAGCCATCGTTATTGGGATATCTCTATCTATAGTGAGACCTATAGAGGTAGAGGCGTCAAACCTTAGTATTAAATACGTTAAAGAATTAGCAAAAGAACAACTCACTGATAAACAAGAGTTATGCCATCATGAGATTGTATATAGAGAATCAAGATGGGATCCAAGAGCTAAGAACGGCTCTCATTACGGGTTATATCAAGGTAAGTCTAAGAGTCTAAAGAATGCTTCTACTATTAAGCAATGGTGGTGGTATTGGCACTATGTAGCACATAGGTATGGATGGACAGAGTATGATGAGCCTGACTATTGCAAGGCATTACATCATCTAAAGACTAAAGGTTGGCAATGAGTACAAAGCGTGGAGATCCTCGAAGCTCTCATGCCTATAAAAAGCGTAGGCTTGAAGTGTTATCTCGTGACCAATGGACATGCTTCTATTGTATGCAACCAGCATCCACAGTCGATCACGTAATACCAATCATTCAAGGCGGAGATCCCATAGCCTACGACAACCTGGTCTCATGTTGTGTCGCATGCAACAGTCGCAAGGGGTCACGCTCGGAAGGGTCTTTTTTAGGGTCCATCTCTACCCCCCCTGTCTTTATAGAGAAGATATCCCCGATGCAGTCCAGACCGATGCCGGACAGTCCCTTTACCGCCCGACCAGTCACGGATGCTGACCAGTAATGGCGGCTCGCAAGAAAGCGCTACGAGGGGCAATCAAACCAAGGCTTCACAGTCCACTTCTCAAGGGTGCAACACGCGCAGATGAGATCGCCAAGATGGCAGACGATCTTGGCATGCCTTTATTGCCGTGGCAAAAGTGGGTTCTTGACGACATGATGCGTATTGACGCTAAAGGTAATTACATTCGCAAGACTTCCCTACTTCTGGTGGCTAGACAGAATGGCAAGTCCCATCTAGGGCGCATGCGAGTCATTTGGGGCTTGTTCTATGGTGGCGAGACTAAGCATCTGATCATGAGCTCTAACCGAGCCACAGCTCTTATGACCTTTCGTGAGATTGCTTGGATTATCGAGAATGCACCTCATCTTAAGGCTGGCACTAAGGCAATTCGCTATGCTAACGGTGGTGAGCGCATCGAATTACTTAACGGAGCAACACTCGACCTGGTATCTGATACTCGTGACTCATCTCGTGGTCGCACAGCTGACTTTCTCTGGATCGATGAGATTCGAGAAATCAGTAAAGACGGCTATACCGCTGCTATTCCAACGACTCGTGCCCGTGCCAACTCTCAGACCTTTCTGACTTCCAATGCCGGGGACGCCTTCTCTGAAACGCTAAATAACCTGCGTGAAAGAGCCTTATCTAACCCACCAAAGTCTTTTGCACTCTACGAATACTCAGCACCGCAATACTGCAAGATCACAGACCGCAATGCATGGGCGCTGGCTAATCCAGCACTCGGCTACACAATAACGGAGGAATCACTTGAAGAAGCTGTGGCAACTAACAAGATTGAAGACACTAGAACTGAACTTCTATGCCAATGGATTGATTCTCTCCAGAGTCCATGGCCTCATGGGGTACTTGAGGAGACCTCCGATGCCACGCTCCAGATCCCGATCGGCGGCTATACGGTTTTTGGGTTCGACGTATCTCCGTCTCGCCGCAATGCGAGCCTCGTTGCTGGTCAAATTATGGGTGACGGGCGGATCGGTGTGGGAATCCTCCAGACGTGGGAAAGCCAAGTCTCGGTAGATGATCTCAAGATCGCAGCTGATATCAAGGGATGGGCTGATCAGTACCGTCCAAAGATGATCTGCTACGACAAGTATGCGACTCAATCGATCGCTGAAAGATTGGCTAATGCAGGGCAAATTACCCAAGATGTTTCAGGCCAGCAGTTTTATCAGGCATGTTCAGATCTCCTAGATGGTCTAGTCAATCATCGCGTGGTTCACAACGGCCAGAAAGAATTGATCCAGCAGATGAATAACTGCGCGGCCAAAGTCAATGACTCAGCATGGAGAATCGTAAAGCGTAAAAGCGCTGGCGATATCTCAGCGCCTATTGGTCTTGCGATGGTTGTATCTATGTTATTAAAACCTCAACAGATCGCAGCGATTTACACGGAGTAGTGTATAATTGCCCTCTATGGGTATCCTTTCGCGCCTCACAGGTGCATCACCACAAGCCAACATCGAAGCGCAGTCAGCTCCGCAGGTTCTTGGTGAGTATTCACCTTATGCAATGCCATTCCAATTTGCCTACGTCGGACGCACCGAGGCAATGGGAGTACCAGCTCTAGCACGATGCCGGAATCTGCTCGCTGGAACAATCGGCACGATCCCACTTGAACTTTATAAAAAATCAACAGGCGAAGAACTAGGTAAGCCGCTCTGGCTTGATCAACCTTCGTATCATCAACCGCGTTCGGTGACTATCGCTTACACAGTTGATTCACTTCTATTTTACGGCCAAGCATTCTGGCAAGTTGTTGAGACTTACCAGGAAGATGGTCGCCCATCTCGTTTTGAGTGGATTGCTAACAGTCGCGTAACTGCAACACTTGATCGCGATAACGTATTTGTAAAGTCTTACGCCATCGATGGAACGACAGTCCCAATGGACGGCCTTGGATCTCTCATAACATTCCAATCACTCAGCGATGGCATTCTCAACACAGGCGTATCTACAATCCGTGCCGCTCTGGACATTCAGAAGGCCGCAGCTGTAGCCGCTGGTACTCCAATGGCTACTGGTTACATCCGTAACTCTGGCGCTGACTTGCCACCTGCTGAAGTACAGGGATTACTCTCTGCATGGAAGTCTGCCCGTCAAAATCGTTCAACGGCTTACCTGACTTCTACCCTGCAATACGAGGCAGTCGGATTTAGCCCTAAAGACATGATGTACAACGAAGCCATTCAGAATCTTGCTACTGAGATCGCTCGCTTGTGTAACGTCCCTCCTTATTACGTTTCAGCAGATCAAAACACGACAATGACTTATGCCAACGTCCAAGATGAGAGACTGCAATTTCTAACTCTATCTTTACAGCCTTTTGTATCAGCCATCGAGGATCGTCTATCAATGGACGACATCACAGCTCGTGGCAACGTGGTCAAGTTTGACCTAGATAGCAATTATCTTCGTACAGATCCACTCAAAGAACTTTCAATTATTCGTGAACTCCTCGATCTGCAATTAATTACCCAGGAGCAAGCGATGGAGATGACCGACTTAACACCTAACGGAAGTGAAGGAATGATATGAGCGAGATGCTTACATTCTCAGCAGAACTCACAGCAGATAGCGCAGCGCGTACTATCTCTGGCAAGATCGTCCCCTTTAATGGCGAGGTTGGAAACACCTCCGCAGGGGCAGTTGTTTTTGAGCGCGGAGCGATTAACATAACTGATTCAAGCAAAGTGAAGCTCCTTTTGGAGCATGACCCAAAGCAGCCAATCGGCCGCGCTCAATTCTTTAACGAAACAGAAGAAGGCATCTTTGCCTCATTTAAGATTTCTAAATCATCCCGTGGCACAGATGCTCTCATCGAAGCCTCAGAAGAACTCCGTACCGGTCTTTCAGTCGGAGTTATGGTCAATGCAGCAAAGCCTAAGAATGGCGTTCTGTATGTATCGAGTGCTGACCTACTCGAAGTAAGTTTGGTTCAGGCAGCAGCCTTTAAGTCTGCGGCCGTAACCGATATCGCGGCATCTGAAGATGAAGCCGTTGAAGAAACCCTACCAACAGAAAGCGAGACAGCCACCGTGGAAGAAACCACTTCAGCAGTCGAAGCAACACCTACAGTTGAGGCTGCCGCAGTTGAAG